GCGGAAGCATTTCCTTCATTAGCCTCTGCTCCTATTTGATCACTAGCCCTAGCTCTATATATTGTTACTTTTTTTGGTCGCCCAGACATACCTATAGATGCATTTTTAGCATTAGCAAAAGTATTAGCCGCCGACTCATCTAACAAACATTGAGTAGGATTATCATCCACAAACTCTTCGCAGTAATAAAATCCTGAAGTCCACAGACTATCAAAAATGCCATCCCCATCTGAGTCATGACTCAATTTTAATAAGTTGGGGTAAGTACCACTTATATTACTAAAGGCATTATTTGGATCTGTCATAAGAGCCGAAAGAGGTCCTGACATATTATAACACTGAGAATACACTTGATAAGCTGGTCCTAGGACTCCATAAAATTCATGGCCTAAAGGTGTTCCGTTATGATAACCACTCATATCATTTTGTAGGAGCTTAGTTTCAGGTTTAGTAGAGAAATATAATCTAAATACTCCTTGATTCTCATAAGTATCAACGCCTGCTCCATAAATCCCTGCATCTGTGCCATCCATCCTAGTAGATACTTGCCCAACGAACCCCAATCCAGACATCGCAATACCAGCATGAGTTATTTCTTGGAGAGGATTACCTCCTATTGTATTATTATTGTTATAACTTGAAGAAACAGTTATAAACCTTCCAAAGGGCTCATTAAATCCTACCCCAGATGGTGCATACCATACACTACTTCCTGCCCCAAAAGTATCTAAAACACTTAATATTCCTGTTTCGGGAGTAGAAGAAGGAGCACCTGATGCAGCAACACCAGCGTCGGTCTCTGCGGAGTTATCGGGCATAGTAGCAGAAGCCCATACAGCACTGGGACCATGATATCCTACATCGTAAGGATACATGGCACTAACAGAGCAGTAAGAAGCATTAAGTCTAGAAGTATCAGCAAAATTCCAGATCATCAAGCGATCACACTCTGTCCCGCTTACATTAAAATAAATTCCATCCATAGGAGTACTATTAAGTCCTATAGGAAAGTTTACATTAATAGCATTAACTTGGCTATCCCCTGTGGCTCGTACACAGACTCCCCCTACACAAGCTCGTCTCATGTCCCCACCTGTTGCAGGGAACGCTCCACCATAGTAATCTTGAGCTACCGTAAATTGATTAATAACATTGGGATTACCATCAGTATTAGTAGTATGGGTAGTAAAAGTAGGAGATATTAATGCTCTAAATTGTGTAAGAGCCTTATTACCAGGACCATTGTTTGCAGATAAATTAGCAAAATCATTATCACCCATTGCATTACTATTTTGAGGATTAGGGAAAAATTGAAGACACCCCGCTCCAAACAAACCACTTAAACCATAAGGACTCTGAATATCATAATCTACTCCATAATCCATTACTGTTCGCCCTGTAGGACTGTTATCCCAACAATGATCAAATGCCCCTAGATTTTCTAGATTAATAGTTGAATTCTTGTTAGCAACCAAACAGGCTCTAGTAGAATGCAACTCAACCGAAGTATGGTTTCCTGTATCACTTAAATCAAATGCACTCACGGCAGGAAGATAAGTTGCCTTCTCAATAGGGGGATTAATGTTGAGAACAGAATTATCTTCTACCAACGCATCTACACCAAACTGTCCAATAAATGTGGGTCCATGTAATCCTAAAGTAGAATTATTTTTTGCATAAATCCCTGCTGCATATTGTTGAGTAACATACGTAGTAGGACCAATGATGAAAGTTGCTCCATTTTTAGTACCATAGAAATCTACCGTAGAGTTATTAATAGCACGAACTGCTAACCCATACTGAGGGGCTATGGTAGCGTTATCAACATCTCTTGGTAGAATATATGCATTTAAGAAGTCTGCTTTAGAATTCTCTACATTAATAGCGGGATAAGTTAGTACGGGCTGTGAGGCTCCTGTATAAGTTTCCCTACCATGAGCATACAGGAATGACATATTGCCATAGAGATTAGGTATGTTAGGTTTTTTAACGAAAGTAAAATGACTATTAGATTGTAAATCTATGTGTTGTCCATTGTGAGAAAAGTCTGTTTGTCTAGACCTAGTTTGTCCCGCTGCTCCTGGGTATGCGGAGGAGTCTACTGAAATTTTAGAATTTGTAGCCACTAATCCTGTATGTTGTTGATCTTCAACACACAAATCTCTATATTTTAGATTCGAATTTTCTACTACAATTCCTTCTGGGTTACTATAAACATCTAGTAATCCCACAAGATTAAGATTTGAATTATATAATTCTATACCGTTTTTACTATTAAGTTCAAATGTAGAGATCCCCCCTGTCTGAATATTATTACTTACAGACCGCCCCACTCCTCCTGTAAATTTAGAATTATCTAAACGCATTCCTGTAGTATTTCGAGATGCACACATCATTACATCAATCCCGCTTCCCTGAAATTCTCCAGGAACCGCTCTCTCTACAGTAGCTGATAAATTAGCACTCAGAGTTACATCACTATTTACTGCATGGAACCCTATTCCCCTATCAGGGTAGCGAGCATTGTCAGCAGATAAATCATAATTTCTATAAGCAAATGCTGACCTAGAGAGCATTACTTTTGAATTATTAAATTTGAATCCAGCTTCTCGACACCTAACAGCCGCGCAATTTTCTAGTACTACATCTGAATTAGTAACTTCAATACCCGTAGGTCTTCCTGTATTTACAGTTTGATTGTATCCATCAACTACAAAATTTCTTACATAGATAGGACCATCACAATTTTTTATACTTAATTTCATTAAATGATTCAAGTATACTGATCCCCCTGCGCTAGTATTTATTGTAGGGGCTGCTCTTCTCATTAGTCCATCATCTAAAGGATTGATACAACTAAAATCATACGAAGTTCCTATAGTATTATCCGTATTTACATTCTCATAGGGATCTACTCCAAAGAAAAAATTATCATCAGCAGTATTACCTAAATTTCCAGGCGCAAAATTAGCTACTGTATTTTGAATACCTACAGTAAGAGGAGCTTGTTTACTTTCTAAATCGGGATATAAGAAAGTGTATACAGAACTTAGTCTGGATCCTCCTGATTTATTAGTGGAATCCGTCACGGTTAATACAGGAGAAACTACATTAATTCCTGAAGTACAAACTCCGTTGGTCTGCCCTATACCAGAAAATAAAGTAGCACTTAAATCAGCAGCGATAAATTTCGTTATTAAAGGAACACTCACATTGTAAGTAGGAGTAGTTACACCCATTATGCAGGAAGACGTAGTATAAACTTTAGAATATGCTCTATTTATAATTTCAATAGAACCCCCCTCTTCAATTCGGAAATTATGTAGCTCTAATTTCCCTAAATTTCCAAAATTACAAACTTCAATTAGAACAGGGAAGCGTACAATTTTAGGAATAGCTGCTATACAAGAACTTAGATCAGTGAATAGATTAGAATTCGCCTGTAAGCTCGCAGTATTAGCATCTGCTGATACTGTAAGAGCAAAACCAGTAAGCCCTGATGTGGGGAATCCCGCTTGCTCCCACGACTCATAAGTTCTTTCTTCCAAATCATATAGGGGCATATTATCCTGCTCCCAGTTATAGAAAGAACTTGTATCAAATTTAGCTACAGTTGGAGTCCATGAATTATAGAGCTTTACGCTCCCACTACTTGTATAAATATCGCCTGCTCTGAATACCATTAGAAATTAAGTGTCCATCTAAATATTAAACTAAAATCACTAGTTTTACGTATGTTGCTAAAAGTTCGATAAGCTACCAAAATAGAGGCAGTAGGACTACTATCCCCCCTCGGATTCTTTGCCAATAAACCAATCTCATTAAGATATGTCTCATTTGATTGAGAATCCGCTAGACCATTACATGCTTCATCATCTACCACTATAGTATAACGCACAGAATTATCTGCTATTCGTGTAACCTTATTTGCAGGAATTAATCCAAAAGCTACGCCTGTGGTATCGTTTTCATTAGTCATTTGAGTACCTTCCGCTATAAACAAATTACTTTCTGATCCATAACTAGTGGTAGCCCCTCTTAAAGTTAAAGGACCAGACAACTGGTAAGTAGTACTAGTTTCTAAAACTCCTGTAGCTACATTAGTTGATCTCCCTGACACCCCTAATTGAAATCTGTCTATTTGATAATCTAAAACTACATGAGAACCTGAGGCTGTAAATAGATAAGCTAAATTAACCCCCATTCCTGACACAATAATATTGTGATCATCAAAGAGAACCTCTTCAACCCCATCATTATATCTTTTAATAATGGTCAGATGTCCATTAATACCTAATTCATCTGTAAAATTTTTCATAGGAAGTGCAATCTCCATTTAATTAATAAATCTTTATAATTTATACAGCCCGCCTCATCTGGACTAGCATTTTTATCTTTAATTTTTGCTATATTTCTTGTAAATGATTTATTAGAAAACAATCTATATGTCCTAGGATTATTTAGAGGATCAAACGCATAAGGAGGAGTATTTCCTTTGAGAAGAGATGCAGGCATGTCTATTGTCCATAATCCCATATTAAATAGACCCCCATATAAGTTAGCTGCTCCCACATCCCCTGATCCCATAGTTACAGAATATTCTACCGTATAATCATTTATTGCCGAAGTTGCATTTGATGATCCTGAGAGACATAACCCACTATATGTACTACTCATTTCATATATATACCCCCCCGCAGCCACAGTGCGTGGAGTTCCAGACATAACCATATTCACAAAACCAGAAATATCCATAGAACTAGCTTCGTTAAATACTCCTTGATAGGGAGGTTGCTTTCTATTAGTTCCGCTCCCCCCTCCGTGATAGACTACCTCAGAAGAACGGAACGCCGTCTCACGGAACCCAGAATAATCTGTCCCGCCCACTCCTCCTACTCCCTGCTGTGTAGGTTGACCAGACCCCGCAGGCCAGCATCCTATAAGAGAGGCACATACAGAAGATAGAGACGATAGAAGGGTACTACTAAAAACAGCCGTATGATATGCAGATGGAATTAAATTTAAATTTTGCCCATTTCCTGGGATAATAGAACTTAAATCAATTCCACTTACTACTGCTGATACATCACTACTTAATTCTAAAGTAGTTAGTGTGGGGTCAGGATAATGAGGTAAGACATTAAGAGGTGAATAAGAACTTAAATTAAAAAACGAAGCAGTAGTAGCAACTTCGGGATCTCTTTGATTGAGGACAGCAATAACTGCGCTGTTAATATAGATACCAGATAAAAGGGTTGCCTTTGCCTCAGAGTAAGCGTGAGCATTTTGCTGATACTGATTCGCTGCTGTCCCAAAAGATATAGCTTGAATAGTATAATTAGAAGTATCCAACATAGAGGATGTAGCATGATCTTTAATTGCCGACAAAGAGGGGGAAACTGTCATAATATCAGCCAGTAAAGTTCCCGCTCCATCTACAATAAGATTATCCTCCCTTACTAGGAGCTTATCGCCACAATATATTTCAACTTCTCCTCTCATTTAATTATCTGTCTGTATGAGTGTGTAATTATTAAAACTACTTTGTTTCGCAAATACCATTACTTGGGGATGTAATCTATAATTTAATCTACTTCCTCCACTTACTCCTAAATCACTCTTCTCAAGACTAGCATTTACATTAGGACCACTCTGCCAGTCCCTACCAGCCAAGTTCGTTGCATATAATCCAGTCCCACTACCACTTAAACCTTTAAAGAATTTTAACGTATCTCGTAATTGGTCCTTATCATAATCTAGTCTATCTTCGGTTACAAAAGGTCTTAAAGGAGTTCCTAGAGTAGGAACGCCTGTACCTGTTCGTATTCCTGCGTTATCTCTTTGTGTAGAATCTTCTAAAGAAATCGTGTCAATTAACATATACTTTTCAGGAACAGCGGGGGTCATAAAAAAGATTTCCACAATATAATTTGTATCGTCTCTATGTACTTCATCTCTTAACTTATAAAATCTGTCAGGGATTGGAATTATGTCCTGATGTTCGTAATTATTATAGATTGTATAATTTCGCGTATCAAAATTTAATTCGAATGTATCAAAATATTCATCACGTATATTATTTAGAGTGACATTGTTCACTACATCTACAGACTCAGTAGTATTGAAAAGACAAAATGTTTCAGTTCCTGGTGGTGTTTGTTTGGGAGGAAATCCAAAGAGATGAGAATAAGATATCACATCGCTCTTAGCTGTTTTATAACTGTCCTGCATCTCCCACTTACCTTTAGAAGTCCATGACCACATATAACCACTTCCAGTTAGTGGATCAAAAATAGGTTGAGTATGAATCCATACTCCCATTTGACCTCCTCCCATCTGAGGAGAATTTTCTTCGGCTATTAAGGCTTTAATTTTGAGCTTAAATTTATGATTTTTTATAAAATAATTTCTTCTCTTTCCATAAGAAGATAAATCAAATCTTATGCGAGGCAATCCTGCTGCGGTTTTACACTTAATGACAGGATTCCCAATTAAATAATTTTCTTCTTCTTGTTTTTTATACACCTTATCAATGTTAAATATATAGAAAGCATTTCCTATAGGACTCCCAGAAGTATTACAAAATTCTACACCACTTAATATATGCGGATTTCTAAACTCACCATTATATGGTGCTCCTGAAACAAACTCGTATCCCGATAAGGGGACTACACAATCTTCTGCACCACTTGCTATATAAGTTCCCGAAGCAGGAACATTATCAATGCCTACAACATAACTCGCCACAGCGTACTTACTAAATACGCCAGAGGGGCTACTATCAATAGCACGCCCTGTATCAACACTAGAAGCAATATAGTCTACCCCTGACGCTACAACAGCCGATCCTTCTACAGAGAAATCACAATTATATAAACCCTTCCCAAAAACCTGAGCAAAGATATTTCCCCCTGTTTCATCAACTTCCCTAGCTCCTAAGGGATTAAGGAAATACTTATTATAATCTTTATTTAAATCTTGTACTCCCCTTCCAAATGCAAAGTTTCTATAATCATCAAAAGAGTTTAAGACTAACCCACTAGCAATAGCACTATTCATATAACTCTGGTGTTCATTCTTCCAATAAGAATTAGGAGTAGTACTAGCGTCTAAATCCGCGTAAAAACTCGCTTTCTTATCAAAAAATTTGTGCATTGTAATATAAATAGGAGGAATTTGTCCTCTATCAACATACCTAGCTGTAGATGCTGAAAATTCATCCCACTTTGCATTAGATCCCAAAGCACTTAACCCTCTGTATGGGAAAGTAGTATTAGTAATTACCCCAGAAAAAGCTCTAGTAGAATTTAAATCTTCACAAGCATGCCACACTCCAGAAGGATTAATAGGATCAACAATAGGAAAGAATTTTCCGGCTGAGGGGACATATCCTAGAGTATTTTCTCCCATACCAGAAGCGAGAGTGGGCGTTCCAGGGGCCTCCTCACCGCCTGCCGCTGGCTTACCAAACATAGAATACTCAATTGTAGAAGGATCCCAACTATGGGGAGAGTTAAAACCAGTTCTATCATAATAACCTTCAGTGGGAAGGGTATACCTAAAGTTTCTCCTGCGTATTGCTCTACGCCCAGTTGCACCAGTAGAAAGATAACTTAGACCATTTAATAGCGGGTCAGTTGTTAAATTATCAACATCCGTTCGTTGAAAAGTATTTAATCCTCCTCTTCCATCCTTTGTTCCTGGGGCTTGTCCACCCATATCTAACCCACTAAATTCAAAGCCAGCTAAAACAGATCCACTTCCATAACTAACAAAATTATCATCTTTATCCAGAGATAAGTATGACCATCTAGTAGAAGATATATCATAGGGATCTAATGCACTTGCATTCAGATTAGTTTTAACTATAGAGTGCCCAGGGGAATAAGTTTTTGCTACTCTAGATGCGTTATATAACGCATACTTAGAATCTCCTTCATATGTTGTTTTAGCAAAATCAAAATCTGTATTATCAAAATCTAAAAATAAATGTGAAGACTTACCATTCCATAATCCTAATAAATTATTTTGGTATTCTGAAATCCTTCCTACCACATCATTGTAATTAGGGGGAGTTTGAACTGAACTAAAAAACATTAGGAAATCATTTAGACTTCCTAGATTAGTATCATCAGTAATTCCTTTATCCAAAATAAAAGATTCTACTGAGCTTGCAAAGCTGGGTGGCACTCCAAAGCACTCTAACCGTTCTCTTAAAACAGAAACCAACCCTGGATTTAAAGAACAATCTTTATAATATTTGATCTCTTCAAACGGTGGGATAGGATAATTTACATGATTTCTGTAATTAAAGAAGAAAGTTAAATCTCCTGTAGCAGAGAGATAAAGATGTGTAGCCCCAGGCGCAGGATCGGGATGAGCCTCTTCTGCCATATAAACCCCATACCCTAATGGTCCGTCGCTGTGAGAAGCTTCCCATGCAGCTATCTGACCCCTCTCCAAGGCCTGCCTTTTAAATACCTCATACCCTCCATCCTGAGGTCTATGAACATGAAAGGGTTTCATTCCAGGCTCATTAGTAATTGTATATAATTTTGTTATGTCTCCAAAATCATCGAGTTCGTATAGTTTACTAGTAGGCCAGGGCTCTCCTGCTATTAAAAAGTAAGATGGAAATTTTTTATATAAATCTAATAAGATTGAATCTGTTACTAATTTTAAATTTCCCTCTAAACTACTTGTATTATATAGAAATACTCCCGCCTCTACAGCTAACCCAGGTGTCCAAGTGGTCAAATCCCTAAAATAAGGAGATTCAGTAGCTAAACTGTACCAAATTAAATGAGGAATATAAGATTCCCATAACTCTTGTACTCTTCCCGAAACATCCAAGACCGAATCAACAATTAAATGATCAACGGCAAACTGTATAGCGTTTAAAGTTCCCTTTTTCTTTTGAAGATTTACAGCTTCACGTAATTGCTGTCTCCATTTAAAAGCAGACCCACCCCATAGCTTGAAACCTATTAACTCTGCTAAATATTGTAAGTGCTCACTTTCAGCATTTTCTATATCATATATAAGACCTACTTTTTCTACCTGATCTGTTACATCAGCCATACTGAACCCAAGTCCAGTCAAAAATTTCCTTAAAGGTCCTTTAGATACAAAATCTACTAATTCCGTAGACGCTCCAATGTAACTATCAAAAGCATCCTTAACTGTAAAATCCTGCTGATCAATATATAAGGGAGAATAAATTACATCTATTAAAGTTAGTAAATTTTCTAGCTTTTGAGTTCCACTTGTATAAGTAGCTGGGATGCCTCCTGCACTTGGGGAGTACACAGCATCCGTCGCCCCCGAAACATAAGTATCATCTATTAATCCTAAATTAGAAAATACAGTACAGGTAGCATAATTTCTCCATATAAAATTTTCGAATCCTTTAATTCCATCAACTGTCTCAAGCTCGTTTCCCAAGTACAACGAATTTAAGGAACTTAATACGTATCCCGATGGTTCCCAATTGAGGCCACCGCCCGCAGAGGTATTAAGAAAATAAAACCATCCTAATTTATCTATAAGATAATTATGAATACTACTTCCATCTGTACTTCCTGTAAGCCCAGACAAATATGCTATGTTATCTCCTACTCCTCCCCCCTGAGATCCAGTAGTTAGTGTAATTGCAGGTAAGAAAGTCCCTGATAGAAAATTATTAAAATCTGTACTCGTATCATAATGAGCTAGAGTAGTATTAAGAGGAACAAGTATTTGAGAATCAAAAGAATAAGGAGTAACTTTTGTTAGTTCATTTTGTTTTACAAAATAGGGAGATATTCCACTGATGTTATCTATAGAAGAAGTTGACGAATTTGGTACGGCTGAAATGGAGAGTACCTGCGAGATGTTATTAGCAGCCCGTAAATTAGTATTAATAATACGGGAAAGGGGATTTAATTCTTGTCCACTTAAAGTTAGATCTTCTTCCAAATATAATTCAGGAATTACTGTTTCAAGTAAATCACCAAAATTACGCTTGGCATAAGTTCTAGGATTAGGTGTAAATTTATTACTCATCAGTCTAGTAAACTAATATTCAATGTAAGATTATTTAATTGTATTATTTCATTAAAATCTACTGAAATATCAGTATTAAAATTATCTACAGTAGAGAATCTAATAGCATCAATTTCAAAAATACGTCTATTCAATTCAGTAACATATAAGGTTTGTCCAAAACTCATATTTTCTACATTCATATAAGTAAGAATTTTATCCCTAGCTCTAGCTGCTATTGCATCTTGTCGAGCTTCGTCTTTCTTATCAATATAAATAGTTACTATAAGATCTAAAGTTCTAATTAAACCATCTACAATTACAATCTCATCCGTTGCCATCTTCTTTTTATTAATAGATGTTAGCAGTTGAGTTTTGAAGGTAGGGGTAGCTTTCTGGAGTTGTACATCAGAGGCTTTTTCTAGTACATAAATATCAATAACATTAGCTGAACTATAAGCTTTTCTAGTGGTAGCGACAGCTTTTCCTATAGTACCAAAAGTACTAATAAACGTATTTGCAAAAACCATATAATCTTCTAAAGTTACAAGTCTATCCTGTCTCGCAAAAGTAAGGGGAGCCCATTTTTTAGCATGCTCTACTGTTTCAGCATTCGCCCCTCCTGTAGCTATGGAAGTATTTGTGATAGCTCCTGGTCTAGCTACTCCATTAGTTGTAGCTATTGTAGTTGCATTTATTGCAAATGGATTTACGTTCCCTCTAGACCCTCCTCCCACTCTATATGTGACAAAATATGACGCAGTATCATCAGGAGAAATTCCTACTGTCCCATCCCCAAATACAACTGTAGCGTTATAATTAGTTCCCTCTATTAGTTGGAATATCCTATCGGAACCTCCCGAAGCGAAATAAAGATTATCTACTTCAGTATAAACTCCCGAAACACTTGAATCAGGAGACGTAACAAAAACTTCTACACTTCCTTCAATGACAGGAGCTTGAGTTAGTGGAATTGTTTTAACTCCTTCCGTACTCCCAAAACCTCCTGAATCTGTAACTAAAACTCCCTCTTGAAATACTAAATTACTGTAAACAGTTTCTACTTCAGGATTGTCACTCTCTGTATTATACAAAAGAATATTTCCTGTAGGATTTGCTTTATCCACCAACCCATTTACTACCTTATATAGAGTATACGTCACAGAACCCCCATCCTCAGGAGAAGTAATACTTACAGTTCTAGCCGTAGGAGGAAGAGTATAATAAGCCTGTCCTCCTATATCAGCAGGGGGATCAGTAAAAATTATTTGTGCGTTGGCTGCGGCTGATAGAGGCCCGCGCATTCGCACCCCCACTAATTGAAGTAATTTTTTTATACTAGACCGCTGTTGTGCCGTAGCAAAAAAGTTTTCGTTAGCTAACATATCTGCTTTCATGGACATTACAGATCCCATATAAGCGACTAATTCAATAAATACCATTCCTAAATCAGATTCTACAAAATAAGTATACTCTAAAGGATATACAGCTTTTATATATTTAATTAACGAATTTCTTAGAGAAAGATAATCCGTAGCCGCGAAATCAATAAGAGATGGCCTCTTCCCTATAGGGAGATGGGCAAGATTCATAAAATCCGACGCTATTGTTCCAGAAAAACTCATTTAATTAATACCTCTACATCAAATACAGCCAAATCTTCCTCAATAAGTTGAAGAACTAGTGTAACTTTTAAGGAGTTCCCCCCCGCAGGGCCTACCTCCCCGAAAGGAACTACAGACAATTTTACTATTCTAGCTCCTATAATATATCTACCAAAGGAGTATAAAATTTCTCTTTTAATAGATTCGAAGGTTGATTCCGTTAGAGGCTCAAACAAATACTTGCGTAAATTACAACCAAAACGAGGAAGCATAAGACGTTCCCCTTTTTGAGTTCCTAATAATTGCCTAACTGAATCTCTAATAAGATTTCTTCCACTCTCTCTTTTTAGAAAACCCCCCGTATCTCTTCTTTTTCCAAAAGGAAAAGTAAGTCCATAAGTTACCCTTTGGAGTTCAGCCGTATTCCTATCTAAAGGTGGAAAATATGTAGTTCCATAAGTCGTTACAGTTTTATTTATTCCCATAGATAAACTCCCTTAAGAGAAGGGTTCCTTTCTTTGGTCTAGGTAATTATTAAGAGAATTTAAGAGTGCATAATATACCCTGGCTAACATCCAGTCTGCATTCCCCTGATCCCCTTGATCGGCCTCATTTAATAACCATGCTAAGGGATCTAATGTATCAGCCTGACCACCAAGTTTTGCTGGCATAAGTAAATCATGTAATTCATACGAATCATAATCTGTACCATCAGCATTTTTTATATGGTACACTTCATCCAATCCTGAACCTTCCTGATCCACATACCCGCTAGTAGGTCTTATTAACTTCCAAACACCACCGCTTGCATTAGGTAGACTGCTGTAAACCGCTGTCGTATCAGCCCCAGAGGTTTGATAATGTCCCCATTTATAAGGGCTGGCGCTTATACTTAATCCCCGTCTTCTCTCCCAAGGTTGCGTAGGATTACCACTCATACTACTATCGTTAATCAGGTCATTATCTACATCAGTAGTAACTAACGCACCAGTCGAACCTGCGGGGGATGAGTCATACTTAGCTTTCTTCCCTGTAAAGGTTCCTTGAGTTGCCGATGTTATTACCCCATCAACATCAAAATCAGTAGCTGCTGATGCAGTAGAATTACCCATCGTCTTAAATACTTCAGCAAATGAGTAGTTCCTGTTATTAGTAGGAGCACCACTTAAAACAGGTAAGAAAGAATGTCCCTCAAATCTCTGCGGTAAAGGTCCAGTTAAAGGAACATTTTCTTTAGTGATTCCAGCAATTTGTGCTATAGTAGCATACATATCAACAGCATCTACAAAAACATCAGTAGTTCTATTTCTTTCTGTAATGAATGAAGCACTTACAATAAGAGGAACTCTGGTCCCTCTTTCATAAACTGAATCCTTCATTCCTCTAGCCTTGTCTAGATCTCCCCCCTTTCTATTAGGCAAATATGTTTCTCCTTGACCCTGAAGCCACTTCGTATATACAGGGCCTAACCCACTATTATCCGCGTCATTAGTGCCCATGCCGCCACCCCCATTATAGAATCTGAGAGCACTAGCGTAGACATTCATAGTGTCCATGTTATTATAATCAGACCCGTTATCTCCCATAAAGATGAAAACAGTTCTACTTTTCTTTGTTTCATCAATAGAGGAAAGGAAAGAACTTAACATCCAGTCCATATCTTCCACCTGAGCCATTTGGTTCACCCAAGCTGCACTAGCATTAACACCCGCTTCGTCCTCCTCTGTTATTGTAGCTGGCGTGACCCTTGACTCCTGATAGTAACGATCATAATTTCCTTGAATACTATTCGAGGAAAAGAAAAGATCATTGTTATAAACCATAGCACTAGGAGGATACGTATTCGGTTGATGTGCAGCGTTTAAGGGTAAATATAAAAAGAAAGGTTCTTTTAGGTGGTTGTATGTATCAACTGCTTCAGCTATAGTTTTATGAGTTGCGTAAGAGGAAAAATCTCCTTGATTGTATGCTATCCTATCCTCTGGAGAAGTCCCACCCCCTGCTGCGTCGGTTCCTGAAAGAGATTGATCAAATGAAGTGTATCCATAATCAGAAACAGTTAGAACTGTTCCATTCTTATTCATATAATAATTTATATACCCCATTTTTTCATCATGAACGCCTTGTCCTGTTTCCCAATACGCAGCCCCATCCTTAGTTGTAAGATCATTATGTCCTGGCATTGGAGGTTTATTCAAATTCCAGAACATGGCTCGATAATCATCCCACTTCCCTACTGCTGATATATGATCCCAGCCTGTGCCAGAAGCTGATTGAGGTGTAGGATAATCACCATTATACTCATAGTAGGAACCTAATTGATCCCACTCAGCTAAATGCCATTTTCCAACCATCCCACTTCTGTAACCTTTTGATCTTAATAACTCAGGTAAAATCTTAAAGTTAACTCCTGAAGTCCAAACAGACTCTCTGCCATCAGCGGAACGAACAATTTGAGATAAAGGCTTCACCCCACCACTAGCATCATACAATATGTACTCATTCCCTAATCCTTGAAGACCTCCCCATAACTTTTCAGACTTAGTAGTTCCTACAGTACCCATACCATGTCCCCAATATCCCGACACTTGATCGGATATCTTGAAATTAGGACTACTAAAAGCCTGCTTACCTGTTAAAATAGATGCTCTAGTAGGTGTGCATAGTGGTGTAGCGTGAGCATTCATAAATGTCACCCCGTTTACAGCTAAACCACTCAAAGTAGGAGTATGGGGGTAAAGATTTATTCCATCAGTTTCATGCCCTGGATCTAAATTACTGAAAGGAGATGATACACTTTCAGCAACACCAAGATCATATGGATTTTGAGAGTGATACATACTTAAATTATCTATTCCTATATCATCAACTAAGATTAATACAACATTAAATCCTTCTCCTGTTAGATAATTAAATTCATGTAACTTTAGATCAATATTTTTAAAGTAACCTCTTTGAGCCTCATGGTTATTTCGCACCTCAAAATCATTAATAGGTTTTCCATAAAACTTGAGACTTCCTAAATGCCCCTTAAATCCACTTTGGAGCCCTCCTCTGTCTCCTCCCATAAAATTACCATATTGATACATACCATCAGTATAGCCACCCCCAACTATCCAAGGAGTATAGAATGGGTTTAAACGGGGTCCTTCCTGGAGTGTAGACGGACCATCTACTGTAGTTGAAGAATATTCAAAACTATTGTCCTTCTTAAAAGAAGGTAAATTTGGAGTTGTAAAGGCATCTACACCAAATACAGCGTCAATACCAGACGTAGTTACTAAAGATCCGTCTACATAGAATCTTATTTCATTTGTAGTAGGATTTAGGGTGACATCTACCAAAATAAAGTTAGAAGAAACATTTCCAAAGGCTGTATCTACTAAATCTACCTTCATTTTATAGAAAGTAGCTACATTTTCGCACACATCCTTATTAATCCATGAACAAGACGAAAAATCCCGTGATTGCGTAGGAGCTATAAAGAAACTTAATGACGATGCGGGGTCATTTTGTTCATTATTATTACTATAACCTGTATTTTCTTGTGTAATACGCCTATCCCGTGTAAATCCCATTACCATCCCACGAACAAATTGATCTCCTCGATCATTTTCTAGATGATCGAGGTCTCTAGGTACTCCTTGATGATCTAACGCCGATGCTCCTTCTTTCGCTCCCACATTTTCACACCCTAAAATTACTTTTGTTAAGGAAGAAGCAGTTGCACTGGCCCATCCATCCCCTGCATTTGTAATATCTGGAGCATATGCCCAAAATTCAATGGAAAATCCACTAGGATTATATGTTAAATCTCGGAATTCAGAAGTATCAGGCAATCTACTAAAGGATCCCATAGCCGACGCGCCTATATTGTTAGTTGATTTATTCTTAGTAATCCCCTCAAAATAAGGAATAGAGAGTCCATATGGGAATACACTAGGTCTATTTGTCCCTAATAATTTAGCATTATTGTACTGATCTGTAGTAGCACAGTTAGTTATGAAATAATCAGTAGAAGAAGGAGTTACTAGCTTAGTTTCTAAGAAATTATAAATAGCAAAAAGATTTTCAGTAGCTATTTGATCAGTTAAAGAGAGAATTGTTCCATCCTGAGTCCCTGAAGCACTATAAATAATACTGCCTTTCCCTACTTTAGGAACATGGAGATGCCGAAAACCTATAGAAGCGGGTTTAGGAGGAGCTTGAACGAATGTTGTCTGAATAGGAAGTACCATCCCTGTTACTTCTCCTTGCTCAAAGACTAATGCCTTTTGTTTCTCTAAATCTACGGTTAAATTATATTCTTCTAAGTAGGCAAAGTCATTGATTGGCACCTTTCCCATAGCAAAAGGAGGGGATGTACCTGACGGTCCATATATTTGAGGAGCTTTATAAGCTATTTCTATCTGTTTTTTCCTTCTATTAATCTTACTATTATGATTAGCTATTTCAGATATTATCTGTTGCCTCTGATTTTGGACAATTGATGAGTCATCTCCGTATTGAACAATATAATCCTGTAAACTTCCAGATAGATCATAAATATGCTTATCCCTTTGTCCTAGTAGGACATTTAAAAAGTGATCTTTATCATAATTAGCTTGCATACCTAAACTATCGTCAATTCTAAAAACATCAAATATATTTTCAGTGAATTTATTAAGAGATTTTATGGAAACTGCGTCCCCTTTTCCCCCTAAGTTGGGATCATAATTATAAGTCCACGCATCTCCAACGGGAACTATCCCCGAAATAGCTAGAATAATAGGATCAAGTCCTCCCGTTTGAGAATCGTAGTAAAGACCGTCTGATGTGAGAATATATTGCCCAGTAGTAGCAACAGGAGGTCCATAAACTAATCTAAATACATCTCCTTCGGCATCCTCTATTTCCTCGTCTTCTTCTAACCCAGGGTCAGGAACGGCACATCTCGGAAGATTTGTTCCTGAGAAAATCCAATCAAATTCAGGAGAATCTGAGAAACAAGGCTCTAACTCTGGATTAGCTTGTCTCTCCTGAAAAACTCTATTAATCTTCGCAATCATATCATTACAATTATTAATGAATTCTGATGCATTGTCAATTCGTGCCTTAGCCCCAGCATTCATAGTAGTTATGAGGGCATCTTGTTCGTCAGGAGATAAGGAAGCATTCATAGTACTCGAATTTCCACTATTAAAAGATTCAAGATCCTTAAGTTTATTAAAACAATCAATTATACTATTTACCTGATTGCTAATATTTTCATAATTTGCATACAAAGTGGCCGCCCCTGCTGATATAGCACCAAACCCTGCGGCAAGAGCGTTTATTTCACCCAAAATACTTAGATTATCATTATCCATCCCCAAATAACCATCATTTACTTTGAATTGAAATAAACCTGTATCAGTATTAAATTCAATAAGTCCATTATCTGCTAATTCTGTTTTTACCCATTTTGAAATATCAGACATTGCATTTGCTTTTCCTTGAAGGAAAGAGTCCTGTATACTTCCTAATACACCCCCAGGCAACAAACTAAGAGCATCTTGAGCTAAACTAAACAAACAAGTAGGAAGTCCCCATGACATTCCTATAGATTGAAATAAGCCTGCACCTCCTATTTGCTGTATTCTTAAATATGAAGTAAGATCAAAAGCACCCATTTTTTATTCAACTCCCCCTTCTCCATAATTAGGATAGTCAGAACCAATAATTGGAATAGCGGGAAGAGAGAGTTCAGAATTTAAGTGAATTTGTGTTCCATCAGCATTAATGTTACCTCCAGATTGAATATTAACATCTCCTCCTGCCGCTAAATTAAGATTACCCGTTGCTCTCATATTAATAGTTCCATTACATTCTATATCTATATTTCCCGCTGACTGTATCTCTACCTTTCCCGAAGATTTAATTCTAATAACACAGTCACCACTCCCATACCCTGGTCTTGGAACTACTGTACCTACTCCTTCACCTCTAGTTTGAAGTTGAATCACTTGTTGTGACCCTCGGGTATTTAGGCACTCAAGAAAAATTCTTCCAGTTCCAAAGCCGTGAGTGGGAGAATAATTATCTTGTTGGCTTGTATCAGTAAAAATATTTACATCTTTGAACTTACTTTGAATATTTATATTTCCATACTCTGCATTACTTGCAATAGGAGGAGGTAGCCATTGAATAGGAGGAGGCAACATGGATTTTTTAGATCCTGTAGACGAATTGAGGATATTAAGCTCCTTACCATCTTGAATTTTTATAGTTGTAGTTCCCCCTGCCGAGTCATATAATTGATCTCCCGCACTTTCAACTTGAATTTTTGACATTCCAGGAGCAAACAGTGAAGGATTACCTATTGCGGCGAAATGTTGGTTAGATAAAGTTATCCTACTATTATTTCCACTATCAAGTATTATGGAATCAACACCAGGAGTATCATCTAGAGTAATTTTCTTTCCTAGAGCGGATACTAGCTCAGTTTTCCAATTATAAAACGAATCATTATTCTCTTCAGCTATTATCAACCCTCCACCATGGGATCCTCTGAAACTTTGTCGCATAGGAAGTCCCTTAGCTCTAAGAGATTTAGAATCCGCAGCCGCATATGGGCTTACTGTAATCTCATCAATTTTTCCTCCTACGATGGAATCATAACTAGGGAAAAAAGTAGATCCTAAGTAAAAGTATTTTTCTGAATGACTAGGTTTACATACTAAAATTATATTATCCACTACAGGAGGAGCTATAAATCCCCCTTCTGTTTGTGTTACCCAGGGTGAACAGTACCAGACTGTTTCAGCCCCAGAGTCTAGTCCTGGAAAAAAGATTTCCGCTTTAAACGACCCAGTACTTCCTGGATCATAGATAGAAACCACTTTTGCTAAACAAATAATAGTTCCGGCATATGATTGAGCTTCAGATTGGGGTGTAGTCATTATAATTATGGTGCTAGTGTAATTTCGAATGTGTTAGGATCCACTGCTACCTTTCCTGAACTTATTTGGTGTGTCACATATTGCGCTCTAGCATCGGTTATCTCAAATCCTTCAGCGGAAGAGGAAATGCCCCCCTCTAGAGTTCCGCGTATAGCATTACTTAAATTTTTAATTAATCCAAATTCAGAATAAGCCTTTCCTTTAGCATTTATTACATGTTTAAACCGAAATATTTGATAACTCCCAGTGAAAAATCTAGCTAATGCTGTTGGTGGGAGCATTCCTGCATGTACCTGAGAAATTACAGGTAGATCCTGTCCGATAAGCATACAATTTTTCGAGATATTACCTACATTTGATAAATGAAAAAGGGGAAGAGTTGTGATATCTACTTGAACTGCCTTTCTATACATCTGAACTATAAAATCATTTAACATTGCAACAGGATTACCAGGATACCCCTGCTCAAAAGGGATAGTTACTGCGCCTGTTCTATTATTTAATACAGTTTTGTATAAATCTACTGCAAGTTTTGCGGTCTGTGTAATTGAAGTTCGTAGTTCGGTTCCTATCAAGCGACCACGGCTATAACCTGGATCTAATTTAGCTATTATATCGTTCTCGACATCTGCCCAGGAGTGTGTCCTATCACCTATAACTTTTTCTCCCCAATTAGTCCTTATTAGATAATTAAGTACATCAGCACCACTCCCAAAAACAAAACCCCATCTAGAAGAATCCTCGGATAATCCTGTCGTTATTGCTGCTCCTCGGAGTCGTACAACATTATGAAACATAAGTTGTAATTGAACAAAATAAATACTTCCAAATTTATATTTTAAATCTGATACATTTGGATTTTCTACATTAAATCGAAAAATAGGAACATTTCTTTTTATCCAAGAATCTCGAAGCTCTTCAACAAGAGACTCCGTTACATCTTCACTTGCAGTACCACCCCCTTCTAGTTGCTGTTCTGCTTCGCTCTTAGACCAATAACTAGTATGTCCAAACGGTCCATAAGTATTCTCAATTGGGGGACTCACTAAACTACGTATATACTTCCCATAGCCTTGGGTAAAAATTACTCTTTCTACAGGATGTAAAGGAACGAGATTTTGTTGTCCTATTTTTAAGTTCTGTAAAGATAAAGGAGCCAACCTATTTATCTGAGCGCGAGATTCTAATAGGTGTGCTTCCGTTTCGGCTCTCTGCGACTCAGAAAGAGGGCTCAGGCTGGCAGGCTCCTCATCAGGTGAGGGATCAGGAGCCCACCCTACCTCAAGTTCTGCCATAGATCGTTGTATATCCACCTCTAGGTAATCTAGTTCTCGATCTACGTATTTTGCTATTTTTTCTTTTTCCACCAAATCCGCTAAGTTTTTGGATATTAAATCAAAATCTCCCTCCCCATAAAGAAAATTAGAAATTAAATAAGGATCTCCAAAAATTATGGTAGGCTCATTTGGATCAAAAGTGTGTCTTCCTCCAAAAAATCTAGAAGCTCTACGAATAGGACTTGCTAGATTCTCTTTATTCCACATATTCAATTCAATAGCTTTCCAATATTTTGAGAATTTTACATTAGTTTCAGTTATTAGGAGAGGTTGCCTTAATGGATAGAAACCTTTACACATTTTTTGGATCAAACTATAAACCCCATAAATTGCCTCTTCATGGTCTGGTAGTCCTCCTCTCACCGAATTCATACGGAAAGCCTTATATACGCTATCTACCCAGTACATCAGGAGTTGCTGCGCGTCACGTTCCCCATGCTCGGAGGGCTCTGTCGTATATCCCTCGCCTCCCCCACTCATCCACCTTTGTAAGTTACGGTGAATTCGTGGCTGGTGTGGTTGTCTCTCCGTAGAACCCGTAAGATCCCCAGCACCAGCACCAGCGCCGAACCGACCGCAGTGCCGCTCATCCGTCATACCATCATCTAATACCAAGCGAAGTCCTAACGTATTTAATAAATCTTCTAAAATAGCTTGTGTTTTAATTATATGTATTAATTCGGGCTTAGATATGTCCGAATCCCTGAGAGAACGCCAAAGTTCCTCCAAAGATGATGCTATGTTTTTAGCTTCAATCTCTTTGATAATTTTCTTTATAACATAGGAACATACATAATTTAAATCAGGTAAAAGAACTATTACATTTTTTGATTGCGTAGCTTTAGAAATATAATCTTTAAGAATATCAGTAACTATTAAATGGAGATCTATTTTCTCAATAAATTTCACGCCCGATTCCCCTAACAACCCAGTCAGAAGATTACCATACTTAGTTCTTTGTTCTATAAATACCTGTTCGCCTAATTCGTCGGGGTGAGTTTCTTTAGCTGGGTTATTCTCGGCAAAGTCTGCTACTTCATCTTTTAACATAACTCGACTTTCCTCCTCAAACCTTGGATTTTTAGGCTTCTGAGCGCCATATATTGGTTCCCCCGTGGGCCTCCCCCCTCCAGCTAGAGAAGGAAGGTCCATAAATAGTAAACGTGTCTCAAAACTACCTGAATGTTCTAGTGTAGTTAAACCTGCAAAATTAAACTTATCCGATTCTCCACGACAATATGAATTTAATCCCCCTAAATTTATATTTACAACTTCTCCTCTAGGTCCGCGTCGGGCAAGAGGGGATATAGTATGAAGTACAGGCTGAAATTCTAGTGTTATCTTTCTAGAACCTTTTATTTCTATGGTTGCATTAGACATCATCATGGAATGAGGACCAGCCCATACATCAGTATTAGTTCCTAATCCATATGCAATATAAAAATGTTTATTTCCAAAGGCGGTGGTAAATCTTCGCTGAAATTCTGCTGCTTGTTCGGTAGTTAAGGCCCTACCCTCAGGAGGGGGAGGAGTATGAATACTAGGAAATGACCCTCCTACCGCACTTTCTAAATCAGTATTAACAAAACGAGACTCAAACTCATTAAAAGGATCAATAAAAGATAGAGTCATCGTCTGATCCCCTGCATTTACTCCAAAAGTATGCTCAAAATTTATTAAATTGGGGTTAGAAGTGTTGTCAAATAATAAGAATTCTTTATCATCACTAGTTAAAAGTGCGACCCCCCCTTCCCCTACAGGACTTAATAAGTTAGACCCCTGGCCTGCTTTTTTTAAAATTTGTTCAATTACATTCCTTTTCCAACTAATAATAATAGATGCACTGGGAATTTCATTACGGGTAGCGGGTGACATTTTTTACTTTATACTGGAATTAGTATCTGTTCGTTTACTTTGAATCCCTCAAAAGGATCTGTAATATTATTTACAAGCATTAATAACCACCAATTTTTAGGAGTTCCATAGAATAAAGTAGAAATAAGATCAGGTCTATGCTGATACCCCTGAGGAATATAACCTACCTCATAATTCGTATTCCTACTCATATTTATAATATAATTATCAAAATAGGGAGTATTTACTATAGTACTAATTTTTGCATTTCTATGATTAACAAGTTTATAACCAAGTTCATAAGGTCCTCTATTTTCTCCTAAAGATGTCATAGTACACCCATCCCTCTGCCCCCTGTAAGTTCAGATAAATAACCAGGATCCATTGATTGATGTTTTTGTGTAACAACCGATTCCCACCCAGCTAGATTATCTCTAGATACAATTAGATTATTAGGCTCTTTAAATTCTTGAAAATTTCCTGCTCTTAATTCTTCTAATTTCATATTAACTTTTATTCGTCTAGGCAGTAAGGTTTGTAAATCATATCCTACTGCTTCTTCCCACTCTATACTGTAATCTTGAGCTAGACAGGGAACATCTTGATACATTATACCATGTATCAATCTTATTATAGGAGGACCATATATAGGATTAGTAGCATTATTTACAACACTAGTTCTTATGATATTTACCCAGTAAATAATTAGATCAATAGTACTATATCTACGAATAAGCTCTAGTTTCTTCTTATCGGGAACGGTCGCCATGGTCTCGAACCCGCGCAGGACGGTCCCCGGCGGCAGGTCTTCGAGGTCCAGGGCCTCCCCAGGAGTCTCTCCTAAGTAAGTCTTCTTAATATAGGCTTTATCCCTTAGTTTTAAATAGGGATGAAATTGTAATACTTGTTTAGCTGTACTTTCTACATTTTCTAAATCTAAATATTGATAAGCTATTTTAACTGAAGGATTAGAAATACCACCCTCGACTCCTACTTCCCCCGTATGTTCAGGAGATTTGAAGCGCATCCTATTCTTATGGTCTCTATCATTAATTCCCAGCTTCATAAAGGAACTTTTAGTTAATTCAGAATGTTCATCTTCTATATGAGGAAGAGTAAGAAAAAAAGATAAATCAAATTGTCTAGAATCTGCTCCTAAATAAGCATAAAGATTACTAGATCTTGCTATCGTAGAATATTTTTGATAGCGTGCTCTTTTTCTTTCCCTAATACTTACATTTTCAAAAAATGGAAGTTCAACAATATAATAATCCTCGTCTGGGGTGGGACTAGGGAAATAAAACATTAACTTAGTACGTTCAGGAAGTGCTCTATCTATAATTCTCATATTTGCCATAAGTTATCCTCCAATTAGTATGGATTTCCGGTGGAGGGCACCATTCTCATATGCTCTAGGCTAGTATCTATGCTTTGTAAGATATCTATCTGGTACTCTGAGAGCCTGTCCGACTCACCTGAGCCTGCGCCTGGAAGACCTAAGAAAAACTCTGCGTGTCTAGCTAAATCTTCTGCTTCGGCTCTTACCCTATCTGAAGCACTTTCCCTCACCAGTGTTCGTGTGTCCCCCGCAATATCTCGCATTACCTCCAGTCCCTCTCTCTCTAACGCAAGTCCTTCCTTAAAAGCCTCTAGAGTTGGGATAATAAAGGTCTTTGCCCAACTTCCCTCTTCTCCTACTCCTAGAAGCTCTCCTATCATTCCTCTCGTAGTAAATGCAGCTAATAAATCCCTCTGACTCGCCTCCATCGCTGCCCCCACTTCATCTGCTATAGTTCCTCCTCCTGTGATTTGTTTCCATATACCTTTTACTAATCCTAGTTTGCCTCTACTACCTGCTGTTGCAATAAGTACTAGTCTAGAAAATACATCAGCCAATAATGCTGATGTGGTTACTAAAAACTTGAGAGTTGGAATTACGGATTCCCATATTCCTTTAAACGAAACCCAGAAATTTTGAGCCATATCAAAAACTGTTACCAGCGTCTCCATAATAAATATTACTATTCCCCTCATACTCACCTCTATTTCAGGAATACGTTTATCTATAAAATCACCCATTGTTTTAGTTATCGCCTGACCTAATTGAGAAAACGTTTCAGTCACATCTAAAACAGTTGGGAATAACTTAAAACTGATAACCTCATATAGTGGAGTCCATACTTCAGCCCTTAATGTCTCCATTGTTCTAGCAAAATCAACTTTAGTTGTTGCATCTTTTTCTATACTATTTTCAAGAGCTTCAGCTAAGGCAGGAAAATGTAGATTATGTTGCCCAAACATACGTTCAGCTACTCCAACCATTAATGCAAATTTATCTGATCCTGCTGTGAAATTTTCTATTTTAACTCCCGCAGTCGTAAACGCATCTCTTAGTATCTCTACCGCTTGAGCAGTAGTAGTGGCAGCAGCTAATTGTTCTCTTACACCACCTATACCTAGCATAGTTAATTTTTGAAACCCTTCTATGCTAGTATCCATAATGGAACCCATGACAGCCTCAAGGGGTCCTGCCATAGCGGTGCCTAATTCACCCTGTAACTTAACCATAGCCTCAGTTACTTGTTGTCCCATCCCCATTAATCGCATAGCTGGGAACGACTTAGATAAATTATTCAAAGAATTTACTAGTACTTCAGTACTAATATTATATGTATCATTCACCTCCAGTAGGTTTACAGCTAAACTATTTGTTGCTTCTTCTGATAAGCCTAATACCTTGTGTAATGCAGCAAAAGTGGGAGCAGTCTTAGCGAAAGCTGTCCCCGTCAACATTTGCTGATTAATGAGTTTAGTTACTCCCGCTGTATTTCCATGAAGGCCAGCTTCCAAAGCCATGAAAGCTCCCATCATTTTTGTGCTTAAATCACCCCGTAAGCCTTCTACAGATGATGAGAATTTTGCCTGGGCAGTAGTATACGTCATGCCCAATTCTAAGGAAGCTTTTTGTGCTCTATCTCCGAATCCTATACTCTTATTGAATGCTCCCTCCACAGCCTGTGTTAGTTTGTCTACACCTTTGGCGAGACCTCCCATGCCCTTTTCTAAGGCTCCTAATGCTACTAAGGGATTTACCATTTAATATTTCTTATTCTTCAAGTCTACTAATCTTTCTAAGAGGACCCCAAACACGACTTACTATATACGTTCTATAACTATCCTCAGGTATTACTATATCTGCCATCTCGTCTACTGGATCACTTTCACCTTCAATATTTTCCAAATCTTCATATACATCTAACCCCTGGTCTTGTTTTAATTCTCCTAATTTATATAGAACCTCAAGAGAATCGAGATTAAAATTAGCATCTACAGGTAATGTAAAGCCTGTCATTAGTTTATTTCCTGTACGTGCATTCCTAAATACAGGTTTTACTAGAAGAAATACCCTAGCTGCGCGACTTCCCACACCTTCCCCCAATTGGTATCTAAAAAATAGTACATCTCCAGGGTAACAACTCCCCACTGTAACTATAGAAACCCTAGTACGGGGGTCTGCCCCAATTTTTTTTAAAAAATTCGAAACTATTGGTGAAAATCTAGACATGGCGTATATTATATATTATTCTTGAAGTATAAAACAAACAATGCAAAGTGAAAATCTTGATATAGATATAATTGATTTTTTAGATCTATTAAATGAAACATTAAGTTATTCATTTGTAGAAAAATGGAGACATAAATACTCTGAAAAATTTATAAAGCATTTTCAATTAAGACTTCTCGCAGCCTTAAATAAACAAAAACCTCTAAAAATTGAAATGTTGTATAATTATCTAACTAAGAAGTGTAAGTACTCGGAGGAGCAAGTAATTAACTTCTTCAACACTATTGAGATTGATATCTACTCTCCGTTTATTTACGGGCGTTTGAAGAAGAAGTAGCCTTTAATTCTTCAATCTTTTTATTCACTTCATGTAAGGTGCAGAATTCAGGACAAGCATCTTTATAAGCACACCAGTTGCAGAAATCATTTCTGCTAGGCTTCATCTCATCCTTCTTCTTTTTACGAATCTTCCAGACCTCATCCACAATCTTTCTTAGATGAGCATTTATTTGAGGAATGGAATATTGAACAAAAACGAAGGTATTCGTAAGAGGATAATAATGAGCAGCAACGATGTTGGAGATGGGTGTCTCATACATTTTACTGATAGCGTAAGTATACCCCTTTAGTTGAGTATCCTGGTAAAGCTCCACTTTACTCTTTTGACGCTTTGAAGTCTTATAATCAATAATTAGGTAGCCACCGTCTTTTCCCTTGATAACTCGGTCAATTATACCATTAAGAGTAATATCATCTTTTACGGGAACTTGGAAGACTAATTCAGTTGCGACCGTTTCTCCTAACTTTGCGTTAAATTTAAGAAAATTCTCAATACACGTTAAATCTTTGCCTGTGTACTTCTTTGATACCTTGTATGAACCCTTCACATCCTCAGCAATCTGCACTAATTCGTCCTTTGTGGTGGCTTTTACGCCATCTTCAAGAACTTTGTGGATATATGATCCAAAATGCAAAGCTTCGGTATTGGCCTCTTTGGGCTCAGGTAGCCTCTCAACATACCTATAACGGTACTTTAGCTGACATTGTTTAAAAGTCTGGAATTTTGATTCGGAAATTGTTTTTATGTACATATTATCACCTCAGTTTATTAGAGACTATATTACTGAAAAGTTCAGCGATGTAGGCAAACTCTCTGCAAATGGCCGCGAATTCATTCTTGAGTCCATATTTGTCGAGAAGGACTGGAAACGGCATATGAGCATCAATATAGATAGTGGTCTGTGGCAGTGCTTTAAAACAGGGCGTACAGGCAATTTCACCAGCTTCTACGCTCATGTGGAGAATGTTCCTTATTTTAGGGCGCAACGGGACTTATTGATTAAAAACTTCGAATTTCTTGGAGAGGAGATTCCCGAATTAGACAGACCCACACAAGAATACACTGAGCTAGATACATCAAAACTCAAACCTATCTCTATATCGTCAGCTTATAGCGAAGATAAGAATGTCCTTTTAGCTTGGAGCTTTTTATTTGGGAGAAAGCTATTTGATGAAACCTCAGAAGAAAAAGAACCTTTCTACCTGTGTATGCATGGGAAGTTTCACAACAGGATAATTATCCCTTTTCGTAAAGATGGGGTAGTTTATTACTACCAGGGTAGAACACTATTAGATGCTAGACCTAAGTACCTCAACCCCTCTACAGAGATAGCTCCAAAGCCCTCAGATATCCTATATCCCTACGATGAAGAGGGCGATCTCCTAGTTGTCTGTGAGGGGCCTCTAGACGCTCTCTCGCTGCACTTGAGGGGTGTGAACGCTACATGTACCATAGGCTCCTCAATCAGCCCCACACAGGCTGAGATGCTGTCTACGTTCAAGGGAAGAATCATCATGGGGTTTGACAACGACGAAGCAGGGCAACGAGGAATTAACAAATTTGACAGACTAAGAAAAGAGAGAAGGATGGACACCTTTGAAGTTTGCTTTCCTCCTTCTGGGCACAAAGATTGGAATTCAGCCCATATTGCTAACTTTGATTTAGACTCTCACATTACTAAAAATAGTAAGTTATACGATTTTGAATATAAAATGAGATCTAGTTTATAGTGAAGTAATAGGGAACTGTAATTACGGTTTCATTTAACAAGTTATATTTAGCTGTAACCCTATAAGTCCCCACAATACCTCCAAAACTAGCTACATTAGGATGAGTGGCTAAGGTAGTGGTATCAAATCTCCACAAAATAGTATTATCAGAAGTAATATCCACAGTTGCCCTAGTATCCTCGTAGCTAACCACCGTAACATGAGCAGGCAAAGCTACGGACCCCTCATTTACTTTTTGCACTTCAACCATAGCATTTGTAATTGCCGAATCCTTAAAGATATTTTTGATACTTTCATCAATATCCTTATTTGCTACCGTAATTTCAGTTGTAATTTTTAGATTTTCAATTGAACTTAAAGTGAGATGTTTATTAACTAAACGGTTACGGGAGGTAAATATTAACGGTTGAGTTATAGTAAAGAACGTATCATTATATAAATGAAAATCATTAATTAAAGCTTGATAATCAGATCCTTCGTTAAATTTTACAGTCCAAATATCAATATAATCATTTACTGTCGAGGCTGAATTTATAATGTGAATGTTTGAGCCATTATACGAATAAAGTCCCCGCTGCTCCTGCGTTCCATCTAAGACACATACAAATTCTCCCTGTTTAACTCGATAAACTCCACTTAAAGAACTTACATCTATAGGACTATAATTTGTAGGATTTAGTGATCCCCCAGGAGTAGGGTGACTAGAAACTCCAAACTGAGCTACAATAAGACTAGAATCTATATCTGTCTTAATTAAATTATTATCCAGTACGCTATCGGGGGATGTATTATCAGCTTTCTTAAATACTGTTACTCCACTAATATCATAAGGGTCGTAATATTCACCATCATTAATAAAAAATGCCCTAAGAGCCACCCTCTGGATAACTGTGGGTCTATTGTGTCGATCAACTATATCAAATCCGTTTAATTGCATTTTCTTGTCGCTCCTGGTCTTCCCGTAAGAGGTTAAGGAATGTACTCCTTTCTGTTCTTGTCATACCTCGTACATCTAGGTATGAGAATCTTCCCCTATTCACTAATATATAGGCTTCTAATAGAAGAGAATCAATATCAATTGTCTCTTCTAGCTCGCGTCGAAAAAATTTGCATCAATGGGTAGATCAACTACGGAGGCCTCCTTACAAGTATTGCATGCGAATTTAATTCTAGTTTCTATCCCAAAATTTGTTTTCATAGCGTTTAGAATGACTCTTGTATCTTTAATTGGAAGTTTCTTTAAAACTTCCCCTACAACCGTTTTGTCTCTATGCCCATCAATTTCTACTACAAATCTCCATAATTGAGAATATGCTTCTTTAGGATCGGCAAATAATTTTTCATCTTTTACCCGTGGCAACGAAACTTTAGCTTCCTTATTTATAGAGGGAAGTGTAATAGTTACAGGATCCGTGAAATCTTCAGGAACTGGGATAATTTTTAATTGAGATAGCTTAATGACTGTTGGATTTTCGGCTCTACAATGAGTACAGAGCAAGAGAACATTGTAATCGTCTCCATAGGATATTTCTCTTAATTTCATTAACAAATACAATTTATCTATCGTCAATAATTGTGAAATATTTATATTTGTGGTACACTGTTGAAGAATTATATTAACAGGATCTTGATTTTTATTAGTTCCTAAAATATTTTTTTCATCTTCAAATGTCATAGGTCGAAGAGTAACTGGAGAAGAAGGATCTTCTAAGGTATATACCTTATTCTCAGACGGTAGATTTACTTCAACCGCAGCTTGAGAAGGTAAATCTGTCAATATCTCATCAACGATTTGTTGTTTTGCATCTACTTGACTAGGGGTGGGTTCTAACATAAAATAACCTCCATTATTTTGGTTTGTATACTATAATAGTGTAATGAAAATTCATATAAATATAATAAATTCTAAGATTCAAACAGATAATCCAAAGATTTTAGAGGCTCTATATGAATTGTACTCCTTTAAGATTCCTGGATCGGAATATTCACTAGCTTACAAACGCAGGAATTGGGATGGAAAACGTCACTTTATATCTAGAGTAGGAGTTTTTAAAACAGGATTATTAGATAGGGTAGTTAAGGATTTAAACAAAATTGAATGCACTCCTGAACTTGTGCATATGCCCATCTTTCCCATCCACACCGCAAATAACTGGCAGATTCAAGATTTTAAATATTACGATTATCAAGAAGAACTGATCCTAAAGGGAATCAATCGTAAACGAGGGATTATTAAGTCCCCTACAGGTTCAGGAAAGACTCTCATCATGGCTGGGTTAGTTAAAGCTCTTGCTGGGCAAAAAATGGTAATTTTATTTAATGCTAAACAATTACTAAAACAAACTTATGATTTTTTTACTAAAGACTGTCGCTTGGATAATATTGGGATATGCTTTGGGGAGGGCTATATTGACGGTGACATTATGTTGTGTACTGTCCAAAGCATTGAGCGGATCCTTGATACACACCTCCAAAAAACAAAAGTATTAATGGTTGACGAATGCCATGAGTTTGCAAATGGAAAAACTACACTTGCTGCCATAAACTCATTTCCAAACGCAGAATATCGTATTGGATTTACAGCTACACCTCCTTCTGATAAGATACCTAAATATAACCTAGAGGGCGCATTTGGTCCTGTATGGGAAATAGTGAGCACCGCAGATTTAATTGATTCTGGAAAGCTGACTAAACCTATAATACAATTGGTTGAACGATCATATACAGCTAGTGGTGTGGATGAAGATATGCCCTACCCAGAGGTATATGATGAATATATCGTAAATAATGATTTACGAAACAAAGTAATTAGAGAGATTACAGATGACATCAGAAAACGATTTAAGCGAGCCCGTATACTTATACTTACCAAATCACTTGATCATGGAAGAGCCCTGGAAAACTTACTTGGAGAATCATGCGAGTTTCTTGAAGGAGCTAACTCCATCGGAGACAGGTATAAGGCTATATCTAGATTCAGAGGATCTAGATCGGCTCGCATCCTCATTGGCACTAAAATCTTGCAAACAGGGATCAACATCGAAGAAATCACACATTTCATTAACGCAAGAGGGATGAAATCCGAGATAGCAACACTTCAGGCATTAGGACGAGCCCTTAGGCGACACGATTCCAAGGACAGAGTGTATGTCTATGATTTTCTAGATAAAGAAAAATATCTTAGAGATCACTCCTTAGCTCGCCAACGTCACTATAAAAAAGAAGGACATGAGACAAAAATAATATGAGAACATCACATGATATAAGAAAAAAAGCTTCTGCATTATCCGAAGCCGATAAAAAAACTCTCCTAACTCTTATAGAAGAGTTAAAATTTGTTATAGATCATCCTCAACTAAATGAGGACATGCTTACAAAGCTCGGAAATATAAGTACCACAATTAATACTTTTAGAGAAAACTATATGTGGCGTATCCTTAGAGCAGCTAAACAAAATCACATGCTAGACTAGCATGTAAAGACACATCCTTTCAGAAGCGGCTGTAGCTCAGTGGTAGAGCGCGACCTTGCCAAGGTCGATGTCGGGAGTTCAAATCTCCTCAGCCGCTCCAAAAATCACATGCTAAACTAGCACGTAGCTACGCACCTTTTCAGCAGTGGGCCACAACGGGCCATTTCCATTTTTTTATTGTCATTGTTCTACCTCAGGTATAACTATTGCTGGGTTAGCTAATTTTAGCTTTAAACCCCAGTTCTCCATATCTCGTCTCGTCCATTGATCTTGTAATTTATCTGTTAACGTCTCTAACTTATAATTTATAGAGTTTAGCTCATTACTAATCCATAAAAGTCCTGTACAGATAATTATTACCAAACCTAATGGCAGTAGAGTATCTTTATTTATAATTGTTTTCTTTTCTGTCATTAAGCTAACCTTTGTACGAATACTGTAGAACCTTGCATTAATTGAGCATTGTCCCCCGATCCCGAATTGATGGTTACAGATAAGGGTTCAGTTGTCCTTGCAAAACCCACCCAAGTTCCTACAAGATTGTGAGGATCAGTTACACTATGTACTCTAATATCAAACCTGTGAACTAGGGTTGAGCCTGTATAAAAGGACACAGTAATAGTTATGGCAGCACCCACCTCTGTAACCCCAACAAATTCCACTTTATATACCCCATCTGCGCTAACAGCTAGTTCAGAATCTTCATTATTCCATAAATAATATCCATCTTCACCGCCCCGACCGACAGAGGAAACTCCCTGAACCGCAGTCCCCGCCCCAAAACTAATTTCAGAAGTTCCTGCTGTCCCATCTCCTACAGCACTTAAGAAGCAGAAAGCTCCAGGAGGAGAGGGGCAACTTAGTGAATCTATAGTAGGTAATGCTCCTGTCATAGTAGCTACTGAATTTTGAGAAGAGACAACAAGAGTTTTATTTAGCGTAGGAGTTCCAGTTACCGTAAGATCTCCCGTCATGTAAGTATCTCCACTTACTCCTAAATCACTTCCTATATTTGTATTTCCATCAAAAGTAGAAGTTTTATTTTTAGCAGAACTTAGATCAGCTTCAAATTCAACTCGCGTTATATTACTATCCGTTGTTACTACAGTAGGAGCCTCTAGTGGCTCCCCGCCCGAATTTTTAGGAACAATCGGCAATTTGGTCATAATAAATCTTGTATTAACATAATCATACAGAAATATATTATTACCTGTAATGTTCGCCTTAGTTTTATCGTCTCCAGGCCCGAATCCAGATACATAAACAGAAGAAGGTTCATTATTAAAAATAACAGGTAGGAGAATTCCTCCACTCACTTCAGCAGCAGATACATCCAAACCGTAGTCCCCGTATCCCTTCAATAGAGGATACGAGTCTGCTGTATTTCCTAGAATAGATAATTCATCAGTAAGATCTGTTTTTATTCTAGTAGCCGAAAGTTGGGTACAATTTTTAATTGACCTATCCCCCATATCAATATTGCCGCCCGCGCCTTCAGTTAGTACTAGACCTGATACAGTAAGCACATTCCCAGCAAGCGGCAGATCCAAGATTGCTGATGTTCCTCCCATAACCCCTACATTATCAGAGTTAACCCCTATACTTGCTGTATTAGCAGCTATATCAGTATCGTTAGCAGTAATATTAGTGGTATTAGTACCAATATTCGTATTTAAAGTAGCAGCACTAGCCTCCGCAGCACCAGGGAATAAATTCAAGGCTACAGCACTTGTATTTAAAGTAGCAGCACTAGCCTCAGCAAGCCCAGGGAATAAATTCAAGGCTACAGCACTTGTATTTAAAGTAGCAGCACTAGCCTCAGCAAGCCCAGGGAATAAATTTAGGGCACCCACACTCGTATCAAGGGTTGCTATATTAGTTGCATTAGTAGCAATGTTACCCGACACTGTTGAAATAGCTGATGTCGCCCCTATATTTGCAGAGGCCCCTTGAGCATATAAAGAAGCTCCTTGCCACAATCCAGAAATAGATCCAGGAACCGAGGCTGCTCCTCCTTCATCCCATTTAGCTGAAGAATCTACAACTTCTTGAATAGCACTCCGCACAGGAGTTGGAAAAATAGTACTAGGAGTTACATCTCCATCAGCTACGGAAAATTGAGCTATAGCTGAAGGATCTCCACTATCGGGGTCTGTTGAGACGTATACAGGAAGTTGTTCAACCACTACACACCTCCACTAAACCTAATAGAACCAGCACAGGTAGCAGCGGTGAAAGCTTCATTTACTGACTCAGAAACTCTTGCTTGCAATACACCACCTAAACCTCCCCCTGCAATATCAGAAGGAAGCCCACTCATAGCAGTAGCCAGGGTCAAAGTTGTAGTCAAATAAATATTACACTCCAGATCATAAATTCGTATTCCCCATCGTGGAGTAGCTCCCCCACTGATCCTATTAAACATTAGTCTATAGGAATTTCCTTTAGCTCCTGCTAATGCACCTTTTAAATAAAATGTTATAGCTACATTTCCCGCACTTGCCCGAAAGCTTACGGAAGCATTTCTGGGAGATGGCTTTCTTCTTCCACTGGATTTAGATTCTCCAATATAGGGAGTTATTTGCCCATAAGGAGAAAAACTAATTCTAGACATTTAATTTCCTTTAGGACGTTGATAATCTCGTAGTGCATTTCCTGTAAATACTTGTCCATAGTTAATCATGAAAAAAGTTTGTTGAGCTTTATGTTGGGAAACATAAATTGTACTAACTCGATCAGTATCAGGTAGAAGAAGCTCAACAACTCCTTTTTCCGTACTTGCAACACCTCCTGGTACGCCGCTCGTAAGAGCACTGCTATTCAGAAGCATTGCTGCGGCTGGATAAATAGAATTTTCTGTCTTACCCACCGAAGCAATACTAGAAGCAGCAACTACAAAGAAATTTCCACTATCTAGATTATTATTTCTTGACGATGCTGTTACTGAAACAAAATTACATTCTAGTAATCCATTAGAGCTATCTGTTAACGGAATTGCGCTAACTCCTATATCGTGTAACAACGCAACTTTGGTATAAGGTTTAAATTGTTGTCTCATTTTTCATCCTTCATTTCTTTTCCACCTAGCTCATCGGCAAGCTCTTGTACTAAACTTTCTAAATCAGAAAGTTCTTTATTTGCCTCTTTTTGAGAAGTAGGAGCTTTTGATTTTTCCTCATCTCCCTCTCCCCCTTCTTCCTCAGGAGCCTCTTCCTCCTTGGGAGCTTCCTTAGGCTCGGCTTTCTCTTCTTCAGAATCCTCATCTTCATCTTCTTTGGCGATCAATTTTTTTGTATTCACATTCTCATCAGAAGGATATTCTTGATCTTTAGTCGCTACAATTTTAGCCTTCTCTTTTTTGAGAGCCGTTTTAACTTCTGACAACTCTGCGCCCTCAGAAACAATATCGCTCAATCGTGTTAAAGGTTCTTGAAAAGTTTGAGTGATTTCTAGAATATCGTCATAACCAGCTTCGCTGAATACTTCTTTAAAATATTCATTTATATCAATACCTTCTA